ATATCAAAATTAAAACAATATAATAGAGTATGTTTTAGAAAAGATAAATTAAAATCAACATATATTGGTTTTTGTTTTTTAGCATTAGTTACATTTATAAATTAAATTTTATAAATATAACTAATTAACATAAATCATTTTAATAATTAAATACACATATAAATAGATATTGCATATATATGTGTAATTTTTATGATTTAACTTTTTATTTTTTAAAATTTATGTAAAATAAAAAGTTAAATCATAAAAATTAATAAAAAATTTCATAATATAATTTTTTTATTTTTATTTTTTTTTTATTTTTATTTTTATTTTTATTTTTATTTTTATTATTATTTTATACATTAGAATATAATGAGACGAATAAATAATAATAAAAATAAAAATATAATAGAACACTTTTTTGTAGGCCCACCAGGTGACACTGGTGAAATTGGAGAAATGGGAATACGAGGACCTCGTGGAATTAGAGGACCAATTGGTCCTCCTGGACCTCCAGGACCTCCTGGTGATGGATTAACTGAACCAGAAATAGCACCTCGAACTTTATGGTGTTATGATGCAAACAATTGTAAAACACAAAACAATGTTATTGCAAGATTTCCGAATGATTCAATGTTATATCTTGGTCCAAATGCCAATAATCAAGGATTAATTATAGGTGGAACAATTACTCCTGGACCAGATGGAAATCCGCAAAAACCATTAAATATACCATCGGTTGTAGCATTTAAAAATAATATATATATAGATGGAGGAGCAAATGATAATTTATTTACAGAAACAGGCAATGTTCAAATAAATAGCATAGGTCGTTCTGATACAAATATCAATGAATATGGAAGATATACATTTATCAATGATAAAAATGGAAGGTTAGGTATTGGTTTAAATGGTATATTTCCAGAAAATAAAGTTCATATTAGAGGTAATGTACCAGTAACAATAGATAATTTTGGGGAAACCGGAATAATGTTCAAAGATAGATCAAATAATAAAACATTTCAACTGGGGGTAAATCAATATGGATTTTATATTTATGATATAAATAATAAAAAATATAATTATATTGCAAATAATGGATATTTCGCAATTGGACAGGGAATACCGGAATTTCCATTAGATGTATTTGGTATTACAAATTTTCGTGATACAATACAATTTAATGGTGGAAATGGAAAAACTATTAAAATAAATACTGATATGGTAACACGAGGAATGGAACTAATCGGTGGAGATATGACATATAGTGCAATTAAATTTTATTCAGATGATTTTTATTTTATTAATCGCTCAGGTTCTAAAGTACTTGGATTAGATCAAAATAGTTTTAAATTTGATAAAGATATTAATTTTTATGGAAAAATCTATTTTTGGGATAATGTAACTACCAAAAAAGATTTAAATATAGAATCTAATTTAAATGTAAAAACTTTCATGTGTTATTCAGATGAAACACAAAGTATAATTAAACCAAATATTAAAATAACTGGAGGAACGATATTTGTATCAGATTATATGTATATCGGAAATTGTAATTTAACTTTTGATAAAATAAACTATAAATTGGCAATAAATACAAGTTTTTCTGTTGGTAATAATAATATTGATTGTAATCGTTTAACTGCATTACTTGTTACTGCAACATCTGTTCAACAATCTGATATCAAAATAAAAAAAGATATTCAAGATATTAATGGGGATGATACAAAAAAATTAAAACAATTACAACCTAAAAAATATAAATTAATTGATGATGACATTAGAGAACATTATGGATTTATTGCACAAGATGTATATAAAATATTTCCAGATATGATATATGAAAAAGATGATATAAAATCAATTAATTATATTGAACTTGTTCCATTAATGGTTAATCAAATAAATACTTTAACAAATCAAGTTAACTATTTATTGGATTTGACAAAAAATTTAAATGAATTAGTTATTAAACAAAACCAATTTATTACATCTATTTTATGATTTTATAATTTTATGATTTTATAATTTTATATTTTTATATTTTTATATTTTTATATTTTTATATTTTTATATTTTTATATTTTTATATTTTTATATTTTTATAAATGAAATATTTAATTGTTATAGTACATTTTTGTACAAATTAATTACAGATCGATACTATCTTTAACTTCTTTTGTGTAGCGATTCGTTGGGATGCGGTCACTACAAACTTTCAAAAACATTTCTTCACTTGTATAATTATACAATTTAACTTTGAACTTTTGTGTTTGTACCTTATTATGTTCTACAATAGAATTAACTAAATGATTTTTAAACATTTCATAATTATGTAATGCATCTTTGAACAACTCGAAATCATTATCATTTCTTGCCAATATACGGAGACACTTTTCAACATCCATTGATAATTCTGAACTTTTTTTGAACATTTTTGATGACAATGAATATTTTTGTATTATCGTTAATAACCTAGCATATGTTTGAATATATGGTAATGAACTATTGAATACTTTTTTGAATAATATATCGTTCTTTTTTACAAATGTTTTTGAAGTAGTTTTTTTATCTGCATTCTCTTCATCTGCATTCTCTTCATCTGCATTTTCTGCATTTGCATTAAGAATTTCATTCTGTTTAACCCGAAGTGTTGTAAATACAGTAAACATATATGCAAACAAATTTCGAATTCCATTTAATACTAATTTACAATGTCCAGCCAACAATTTTGCATCTTTATCTGATATACTTTTGATCTTCACAAATGTTGTAAAACTATTTCGTAAATAACAATGTAATGCATTAATAAACATGGATGCATGATTTGGCATTTTACGAAGTCCATATTGATATGCTAATGTAAATGTTCTATATAGTTTACCGTCAACATTTTTTAAAATATATCCTTGAAGATCTAAATATGTATCATTAAATACCTCATTATCTTCAAGACGTAGATTACTGTTAACTTCATCAGATGAAACAACTGCAGGCACATCATACCAATTTGTCAATTTATTATCATTTGGCAAATCTTCATGTGTATCACAATCTCGAATGTTAATCAAGATTAACTTTGAACTTTTGTAATCACATAAATATTTTTGTTCAGATGATACCAACACAAATACGAAATATACATCTTGTTCACGCTTATAAGTATCTTTGACTAAATGTTTCAATTCTGATAATTTTTCTTCAACATCTGGTACAATTGTAGTTAACATTGTATAATGTGAACGTTCAGATGCAAAATATGAATCTTTTGCTAAACAACTAGTTGTTCTAATAATCCAACCATCTGTTTCATCATGTCTTGCGACTAAAACTGTTCCTTCATATGATTCATTTGCATTTAGATAATCAACCATAACTGTATCTGCAGATATCGGATCTTCGTTTTTGCTGATACACATTTTAGCTAAAAAATCAACATTTGACACATGTGTTACACGATAAATACTATAATCTAATATTTTAATTGTATTATCAGAATTTACAGTAAAAACCACACTGCGTACTGGTAAAATATCGTCAATTAATATTTCACCTAACTTATAATTGTTAGGGATGTGTTCATGCGAGGAAAAAACTTGATATGTGTTGATTTTATTGTTGTCGGTAAAACATTTAAAACCGATATATTGATTACTACTTGCAGTCAATACTTTTAAACGTTGTACGACAATATTTTCTTCGTTTGGAGAATGAAGTTCATAAGTTGTCAAATAGTCGACAAAATTTTGAAGTGGATTCATTTGTTGAACTGCGATACTGCGGTCCATTTTATTTTCAATAGAAAACGACATTTATTAATATAGATATTAGTTTAATAAATGTTTAAATGACAAAAAAATTTTCAATTTTTTGATAATACTATAAATTACAAAAAGCAATTCAATACGAATAATTAATTTTAATTATTTTGTATATATTTATATATAGTTGACAAATGAGTCAAAATGACGAAAACATACTTAACAATACAAATAATAATATTAACTTCTTTAATGACATCGATGATTTCCTTGATAATTCACTTAATAAACTAAATTACCATATATCTAATAAAACAATTAAAATTGATAATATAGATAATATTGTCAAAAGTTTTATTGAAAAATTAGATTATTCTACTATTGAAACAATATTGTCAAATGCGCAAATTATACAAACTATTAAAACTACCATAAATAATTACTATTATATATATCTATTACTACGTTTATCATTCAACATGGATATTGACGAATTTAGAAAAATGATAATTCAACAAAAAAATTTTAGTTTATTTGAACTAAATACATATAATTTATCTTTGATAATTGATAAAGCATTATTAATTAAATACTTTTTTGAAATAATTGTACATGAACGTAATATAAATAAAATACCAAATCTATATAAATCTGAATATGAAGAAGCACTATTATTATATGATATGTTTACTAATGAAGAACATAATTTATTTAAACCAGATATTCCAGAACATAAACATAGTATTATCATTACAATTGTTTACATGAAAATATATCAACAAATTGACAGACTTAAAATATTTAAATTAATTGAATTTGAAGAATTATCCAAATCAGAACAGACATTTATTGAAATAGTTGAATCATTAGTTGAAGAAATTGATTATCATTCAATTGAAAAATTATTTAGTATACGTGGTTTTATTAAAAAAGACATGGTTGATTTAATGTATGACATGTTAATTGAATATGATGATTTGATTCACAAAAGAATGTTAATAGATCATAAAATTAATGAATTATTTGCAAATAACATATTAATACCTATTACTGATGAATTTTTACGTTATCACAAAGATAGCGAACGTTATGAAAAAAATGTAGGCGTTGTTAAAATTGATGTCAAAGAAAAAACAACAAAAAAAGATAACACAAAAATTAGATACATTGTTACCAAAATAAATAAATTAATCGACTATTATGGTATCCTACGAAAAAATAATAAACAAGACATTGAGGAAATAAACAAATTAATTTATCCATCATTAATACATCGTAAAGCGGTAATTATAAATGAATTAGAAGAGTTAAGTATAATAAATAAGATTATTAATCAGGGAAAACGTGCGATGGAAAACAATGAATTTTATTCAGATTTAGTATTTTTTAGGGCTTGTCCATATATTAATTTTAGAGATTATAAAAATTATGGTTTTAATTTTAAACCAGAAGAATCGATTGAAACAATTAGATATTGTAATTTTGAATATAAGGATCCTGAAAAATATCCAATCCAATACAAAGGATATTTGCAAACTAGAGTTGCACCAAAAGATCATAGTGTAAATATTGTTGGTATTGCATTAAATCCAATTAAAATATCTCGAATGTTCAAACGAAAAATTGCATCATCTTGTATTAAATTAAATGATACATTTGATATTGGTAGTGGAAAAAATGGTTATTTATCTACATTAAGTTTATTGAAAAAACAAATAACTGAAAATAATGGTATAAATAAACTACCATATTGGATTTTTAATAAAAACAATGATATAGTTAAAATTAAATCTTATGAAAATTTATCACAACTAAATTCAGAAGAATATTTTAAAGTTTTATTAGGTAAAATTTATGACGAAATTATATCATTGACTTATGAAAGAATTATTAATAAAATTAACTCTAATAAAAAAAATTTATTTTACTATAAAAATTTAATACAAAAAATACAACAACAATTATTATATATCGAACAAACAACATTATTTAGTAGCATATTAGGTTTAATGTATTATGATAAATTATCACTTTATAATATTCCATCTTATGATAAAAATGAAAATAAAATTCCTGGTTTAAATACAGAACTAATTAAAACACCAACATATACGGAAACACAAAAAAAACAAGTTAAATTTATTGTTAAAAAAGAACAATATTTAACTGGTAAAATTGAAGATGTAGAAGACGAACTAATGGAATTTGCACAATGTCAGCATAATATTACTTGGAATACGATGATATTAATAAAAAAAAATAATCCTAATAAATTTACTCAAGACTTATTTAAATTTATCAAAAAATACGCAATTACAAATGATGATGGTGAATATATATGTAAATCATGTAAACAATTTTTGGACATTAAAGTGTATATGCATGATACATTTGCCAATAATTTATCAAATGTTGCATTATCTGTATCATTAGAAGCAGATCTCGAAAATATTCCTGAATATGAAAAATTCAGTAAAGCCATTAAAAATATGGATAAAAATGTTGAAAAAATCGGTTATATTTCAGGAATTCAACAGTATATTGGCAGTAATGCTAATAATAAAATAAAAAGACAAGATATTGTTAAATATACTATTGATTTAGTACAATTACAATTTCAAAATTTTGATATTAGTAATATTAATATGAAAAAAGAACGTTTGGAATCTGCAAATAAATTATATGGAATCGACAAAGATAAATCTATTTATTTTATTTTTGAAATGGATAACAATTTATTTACATATTCTTCAAAAGATACAGATAAATACAAAAGATATAAAAATAATGCAATATTTGCATATATGATATTTTTAATATTATGTGAATTAAATACTGGTCAAATTATGCAATTGAATTATGATAAATTAATTAATTATGCAATCTTTGATAAATTTGCATTTAGTTTATTTGATGGTATTAAAATTAGAATAAATAATGGTAATGATATATCGGATATATCAAAATATCGTTTATTATGCTATCTGATTTATTATATGAGTTCAATGGTACTTAAATATAATTTATGGTTTAGTGATGTAAAAATAAGTACCGCTAAAACAACAATTAATCCACAATTACAAAAAATAGTTATCCATACCATAATTGACCTCATAAATTCAATATTAGAAATAAATTCACAAAAAGAAAAAAGTTACATCTATGAATATGTCGCTACAAAATTCTTTATTAAATTAAACTCTATTTACGATAATAAAGTATCAAAAGAATTAATAGAGCAATTATCTGTCATTTCTGATAAAAGAATTCAAATCATTAACAATAAAATTAAAATAAAATCAAAAGATCCAAATTTAATAATTCCATTAGACAAAGGTGAAACTAAAATAATGTCTTTTGGTTACAAAGAAAAAAAAATACTACCTGGACAATATTTTATCAAAACTTATGTACATGATATGTCTTCACAAGATATTTATGGTACTGATGGACTTAACGAAATTAATAAAAAATATTACATACAATCATTAAAAAAAATCTATTCAATTTATCTAAATAATGGTACTAAAAGACCAATCATATTGACAGAAACAGAACTAAATATTGACATTAGTATTTTAGAAAAACATGCAAATAGTGTTCTCAAAATACTAATAAAAAATAAAAATAATATTATTAATAAAAATGTTGAAAAACTTGTTGCAATCAATAATGAATTAATTGAAAATGAAAAATATCAACAAGAAATTACAAAAAATTTATTAGGTATGGGAGATATTCATTTTGTGGTAGATAATGTAATCAATTTAATGGAAAATATAATTGGACCTAATATTAATATTAATAATAATAATATATATCTTAAAAAAACAGTTTATATTATTGATCATGATCACTTAGGAAATTCAAAATCATCTCCACTAATATATTTAGATACTGAAAATAAAGTTGAATTCAAAAAAAATGAATCATTTTTTAAAACAGACGTTTATTATTATATGGATAAAGCTAGAAATATTACTGTTTTTTATCATGCATATAATTTATATTTATTAGGATACAAAGAAATGAATAAAGAATATATTACCTTAAAAAATACAAACAAATATATGAAAATTAATCATTCAATACGTAATAAATTATTATTATTAGGACATAGTAGAATTAATTATCAAATTTCAAATGAAATTAAATCAGAACAAACAAAATTAATTAAATTTACAGAAAATATAATCAGAAATAGAATTCATAATCTAAAAAATATCATTAAAGAATTTCAAATGATAATATATCAAATCAAAAATAAAAATACATCCACATTTAATAATGTCGTTAAACAATTTATTGATAAATTTAAATCATTGATTTATTTTGGAACAGATGGTAATAGAATATTTGAAGAATGGAAATTTATTATTGACAATGTTTATTTTATACCATTCAAATCTAATGTAAATATTGATATATCTGGCGATATATTAAATGTTAACAAACTACTTAAACTAAATAATAATGACAACATTTTATTATATTATTTATGCCAACAAATTCAAGAATTTATCGATATTAATAATGATCAATACAACAAAAGTAAATTAGTTTATCTATTAACCACTATCATAAATCAACTATTCGACCAACACAATATTATAGAAATTATATATATGAATAATGAAGTAAAAAAATTTAATTTACTGATAACTAATATATCTATCAGTGATACAGATGCAGAAATAGTTGATATCGATGAAAATATACAATATGATGATGAAAAATTAACCGACGAACAAAGAGATAAATTAGAAAATGAAATAGAAGATCTCAAAGAAACTGCTGAAGGAATGGATATAGATATGGAACGTGAAGAATACGACGATATTGATGATGGAATGGATATGATTCAAGCAGAAGGTAGAGATTAATTATACATTTCAATATGTGGGAATTTAAAAGAAGATTTAGGAGAATCAAAAATATATAATTGTGCTTCATGTAATTTATGTATAGATAGAGATATAAATGGAGCGAGAAATATATATATAAAAAGTCTGAT